CCTGTTTTCTTAATAGGCTGTATAGATGATAATTGTGATAGTTTAATGGGATTAATTAATGTCTCTTCAAATGTAATAAATTGGCATTTGTGTTCTCGTAAAAAGCGATCTTCATGTAAACTGGCCATCTCGGCGTCAGCCCATGCTTGATCACGGTCGGGATGAGCTTCCCATGTTGCAATATACGGACTAAACCCGTTAGTGCCCACAAGAGTCTCATTACCGTTGTTGTCAACGAGTTTATTGGCACCGAACCAAATTTCAGCAAATTGATCTTCATCTGTATTAGGGGTAGATGTTATAATACATTTACCACCGGTTGATAATGTAGGAGATAGTGAAGTCCAGAATTCTTTTGCGATGCCGGGTTCCACGAACGCAAACTCGTCAAGATACACAAGTGATAACGACATTCCGCGACCTGTATTTCCGGTAGTTGTTGTTGCAACAATACGCGAACCGTTATCAAAATCAATAGATCGCTTATTATATGATTTTACACCCGCACGTATGTGATCTGGTACAGATTCGTATGCATACCGGACCCGTTGCATAATTTCTTGTGCGCCATCGTATTTATTGGATGCAATTAAAATCGTAGAATCGTCGTTGAACATCGAGAACCATAACAGGTATCCTGCCGCAACAGTCGTCTTTCCCATTTGCCTGCTTACCATGTTTACAGAACGACGAGAATTATGGTAATTCTTAATTAACTCATGTTGAAAATCAAACAACTCCAGCTTCATGCGCCCTTTTAGCGGGTGCTGGATGTACATAAAGTTTTCAATAAAGAATAAAGGACCTGTAACCGGGTCTAAGCAAGCCCTTAATTCGTCGATTTGCTCCTTAGAATAAGAGACTTTAGTATAGGCACGTTTTACAAGTTTATCGTCTTGATAGATAGCCATTATTATTTCTTAGGTGATTTCTCTTCAGGTAAGTGTGCACCTTTTTTTGGGCCGCCCAACGGAAACATTTTATCTATTTTGCCGCCCTTGTTCTTTTTCATATTCTTATAATCGAGTGCAACATTTTTATTTGCTAAACCACCCGGAATACGCTTGTTAAGCACATCTTTAGATTTTTCTTCATTAAGGAACTTTCTGTAATTATAAACAAGTTCTTTATGTGCTTCTGCCACTTCCATTTTCTTTTGCTCTGGGTTATCACCCATGCGTGCACCAGACGGACCGACATGCGATGTTACTGGACTATCTGCACCATCGGGAAAGAAATCGCCCGGTGCCATAAAATTAATATCATCATAACCATTATTTAAATCAAATGCTTCTTCGATATCTTCAACAGATTCTTCATATATGTCATCAGCCGGGTCGTATTCGTCCACTGGGTCATCAAAATCATCAGAGTCGTTCTGCCCTCTGTCGACGCCCGAGCCGCCACAACTAGAGCACCTGGATCCATCATACATACCTTCGCCGCTACCATTACAAGAAGAACACATCTGTTCTTCGTCTTCGGGTGGATTTTCTATATGTTGTTGTACCGCAGCAAGTACGCCTGCAATATCTTCGTCACTAAACCCATCAGCACGAAAGCTACTTTCGATAGAATCGATAATTTGCTCGTCTGGCATACCACTATTTTCTAATTCTTCTAGCATCTCTAATGCCGATTGAATTTCTAGATCCAGATTTGGTGCAGCTTCGTCGACCTGTAGCTGGGCTGCATCAAATGCCGCATAATTTGCGCCGCGTGCTGCATTGCCTGCTGTTTGCATGTTAGATTCGCCACCGACACCCGGTACAGCCATTACACCTTCTGTGAGTATACCGGCAAGTTTTCTCATTCTTTCTAATTCGTTCATTTCTTTGCTCCTGTAATGCTGGCGCGTTTTACTCTTCCGAATAGCCCCACATCGTCTTTCTTTAAATTCTTTGGATCGTTAAACTTATCGTAATCCTTAGGCAGTGTAGAGTGGTCTGTCGTTGCTGCCTGACTTAACGGATTCAGTGCAACGGTAACATCACGTTCCTTGCGAACTTTTTCAAGTTCTTGTAAGAAACCCATATTATATTCTGCGCCATACGCAGGTACTTCAGTTGCTTCCATATCCGTACCCAACCGTGCTTTATATTTTGCTTTGTACTCCGGCGAATTTCGATCAATATATAAATCTGTTTCGATTTGGCGAGGGTCGCATTCGGAGTATACCGCTAACAATGCAGGCGATATATCCAGGCTGTTGCAAACATGTATTCTGAGAAAATCTAGCGATGCCGGGTAACCCATGCTAATATCGCAAATGAATACCGGGGTATTCTTTACATTAGGAAAATCCAGTGGACTCTCTTGTATTGGTGTTTTTCTAAAGGCTGATGCTTTGTTAAGGTCATACTTTTTAAGACAGGCTTCTAAATAATCTACCATCTTGTCTGTCATGTCATGCACAGCAAATTTTAAGACATATTTATATTCTGTTTTCGTTTCCGCTACATACTTACCAAATGATTTCTTTTCTGTCATGTTGTGACTCCGTTGATAAGCTATTTATCAGAATTATCGGAGTTATCAGTATTATCAGTTTTCTTTGAACTAACAATATACTTGAGTAATTCGTTACGGTCGAATTCGCCACCTTGCGGGCCTTTTAATGGCCCTTGCCCTAAATCAAAATCAATTTGTTCGGCTCTTACTTTCTTAAGTTGCAATTCAATCATCTTAAGTTTCTTATCTGCTTTAGAGTTTTTAGCATCCAATGCAGTCTTGAGCATTTGACCTGCTACCTCATATATCTTACCAGCATGCATATCTGGTACGTTACCACCTAAAGCAATTAAATCATTAAATGTCGCTACTGCTTTTCTAGCTATATCGTCCATTTCGTTGTCATGGGCATCTAGTCCAATAACAGGCGGCAGGGCAAAATCAACTTTCTCGGCTGTCGATAATGCAGAAGAAATTTGCATTGCTTCTACCATCATTTCTTCTTTAGACCGTGTAGGTGCAACTTCTTCCTCTTCTGTAACAGAAGGCGTCAGATTAAAAAAATCTTCTAATTTTTTATTTCCCATGTAGGTTCCTATCCGTTATATATTTAATATATGCCATTATTTCCGTTTAGGATTATTAAAAATCGAAGTTTCATTGAGAACCCTGAAGGACATTCCGTGACTTTTAGCAAATGCCTGTGCCGCTGCCCACTTAAATGCATTTAATGCCACTGCTGCCTTATCCCGTTGTGATTTAGCTTGCTCTAAAAATGTTTCCTTTACTGGCTTTACTTCTATAATCTCTGCCTTATTCTTTCCTGTGGCATCAGTGTATGTTAC